CCCCGGGAGAGTTCAGAGACGTTGACGTACCGTCTGGCGCCATTCGTGACAACATCATGCCGCTCCCGTATAAGGAGCCGAGCCAAGTTCTTGCCGGTCTGTTAGACAAGATCACAGAAGAAGGCCGCCGTCTGGGCGCTATCTCGGACATGAACATCTCGGACATGTCGGCACAAGCCCCTGTAGGTACGACACTAGCCCTTTTAGAGCGTACGCTGAAGCCTATGGCTGCTGTACAGAGCCGTGTCCACTTCGCAATGAAGCAGGAGTTTAAGCTTCTCAAAGCAATTATTGCCGACTACGCCCCGGAAGAATACGAATTCCTTCCTGACACGGGAGAGCGCAAAGCGCGTAAGGCTGATTACGCAATGGTAGATGTGATCCCTGTGTCGGATCCCAACAGCTCAACCATGGCGCAGCGCGTCGTTCAGTACCAAGCAGTTCTGCAGATGGCTCAGGGCGCCCCACAGATCTATGATCTGCCACAACTGCACCGCCAAATGATTGAAGTATTGGGAATCAAAAATGCCGACAAACTCGTACCGACTGCTGAAGATCAAAAACCAAAAGATCCGGTGTCTGAGAACATGTCAGCTTTGTCCGGTAAGCCTATCCGTGCGTTTATCTATCAGGACCACCAAGCCCACATCACCGTGCACCAAACCTTTATGCAAGATCCGATCATCGCCGGAATGATTGGCCAGAACCCGCAAGCACAGCAGATCATGGCATCGCTACAAGCCCACATCGCTGAGCACACGGGCTTCTTGTACCGCAAGCAACTGGAAGAACAACTTGGTGTCGCCCTGCCGCCGCCTAACGAAGAGCTGCCAGAGGACATTGAGTACGAACTATCCAAGCTTATGGCCGAGGCCGGCAAGCAGTTGCAGCAAGTTCACCAAGGCGAACAAGCTCAGCAGCAAGCCCAACAAGCCCAGCAAGATCCGCTTCTACAGCTGCGTCAGAAAGAGCTGCAGATCAAGGAAGCAGACGTCCAGCGTAAGGCCCAGAAGGACCAACTGGACGCCGAGATCGACAAGGAGCGCCTCAACATTGAGAAGGTTAAGGCAACCACTGCTTTCCAACGAGACACCGCCATGCAGGACAATATGAACCGCCAAGCAGACAAGCGCATTGAGCTTGATACTTTGCGGGAAGTCCTGAAGGCTAAAGCTTCACAACGACCCAAGGGTTAAAAAATGAAAACCGTCTTTGACGTGCTTAACGAAAAACTGGAAGAGGCAAAGCTCGATTCCATGCAATTCCTAGTAGACGGCGGAGTGAAAGACTTCGCCCAATACAAAGAAACCTGCGGCTATCTCCGAGGGCTGGCCGCTGCGCAACGTGAAATAAACGCTCTCGCGAAAATCAATGAAGAGGAATGGGATGACTGACACCCAAGTAGAAATCACTGAAGAAGAAGCCGAACAACAACTACCAAAGCCAGTTGGCTACCGGTTGTTAATTGCGCTTCCTAAGGTGGAAGAGGTTTACGAGTCTGGCCTGATTAAGTCTGACAAGACCCTAAACGAAGAGCGCATCATGTCTACCATGGGCGTTGTTCTGGATATGGGCGCGGAAGCTTACTCAGACAAGGAGCGTTTCCCTAACGGCCCGTGGTGCAAGGTGGGTGATTTTGTAATGATCCGACCACACACTGGCACGCGATTCAAAGTGAACGGGCAAGAGTATCGCCTGCTAAATGATGACTCAGTTGAAGCTGTAGTCGCAGATCCGCGCGGCATCGTGCGAGCATAAGGAGATAGTATGGCTATCGAAAAAGTAGAGTTTGAATTCCCGGAACCGGAGACTGAATTTAAGATTGAAGTCGAAGGCAATAAATCCGAATTCATGGACAAAAAGCAAGACGACGACGTAGAGATCGAAGTCGTTGACGACACCCCACCCAAAGATCGTGGCCGTAAGCCTTCTGAGCCCCCAGAAGAGGTTACAGACGACGAGCTAGAGCAATACTCGGACCGTGTAAAGAAACGCATCCAGCACTTCAGCAAGGGATATCACGACGAACGCCGCGCTAAAGAGCAGGCTCTGCGTGAGCGCCAAGAGCTTGAGGCTTATGCCAAGAAGCTGATTGACGAAAACAAGAGCCTGAAAGGAAACTTCAACAAGAGTCAAGAAGTTCTGTTGGAGCAAGCCAAGCGCGTGGCAACGACCGAGCACGAGCAAGCCAAGGCAAAGTACAAAGAAGCGTACGAATCCGGCGATGCCGATAAAGTGCTTGAAGCTCAAGAAGAATTGTCCGCCGCCCGCTCTAAGGTTGAAAAGGTAAACAATTTTAAGCCTGCCCCTTTACAAGAGGAAGAAACGAGCGTACAAATTCAATCAACCGCCCAGCCAGCGTCTGTGGATACCAAGGCAGAATCTTGGAGACAAGAGAATACTTGGTTTGGAACTGACGATGAAATGACGAGCTTCGCGCTTGGGCTGCATCAGAAGCTAGTTAAATCTGGGGTAGATCCTCAGAGCGACGAATACTACGCGAAGATCAATTCGCGCATGCGCCAAGTCTTCCCTGAAAACTTCAGTGAAGCAGAAGAGCCGGAGGATACCAAACCGGTTCGCAAGAGTAATGTCGTGGCCCCGGCCACACGTAGCGTTGCACCCAAAAAAATCACGCTTACACAGACACAAGTTGCTCTCGCGAAACGCTTAGGACTCCCGCTAGAAGTTTACGCCAAACAGGTTGCAGAAGAGATGAGGAAACAGTCATGAGCACAAATCGCACTAACCGTGAGCTAGAAACCCGTGAAACAGAAGTACGCAAGAAGTCTTGGGTTCGCCCCGAGGTCTTGCCGTCTCCACACCCGGAGCCCGGCTACAAGTTTCGCTGGATTCGCATTAGCACTCGCGGAGAAGCAGATCCCATGAATGTCTCTAGCATGCTTCGCCAGATGTGGGAGCCAGTAAAGGCTGCAGATCACCCCGAGATTTTCCTTGCCAACGTGGAATCAGATCGTTTCAAGGACAACATCGTGATTGGTGGGCTAATGCTTTGCAAGGCTCCAGAAGAAGCTGTTGATGAACGCAACGACTTTTACCTAAACCAAGCCGAAGCGCAAATCAGATCAGTAGATCAAAACTTCATGCGTGAAAATGACCCGCGTATGCCTCTGTTTAACGAGCGCAAAACAAAAGTCAGCTTCGGGCGTGGATCTTAAATTTTAGGAGTTAGACATGGCTTACCCGACTATTAGCAAGCCTTACGGCTTCAAGCCAGTCAACCTGATCGGCGGCCAGCCGTTCGCAGGTTCGACTCGCAAGATGCGTATTGCAAGCGGTTACAACACAAACATTGGCTTTGGCGACCCGCTGGTCCGCGTTGGCGACGGCACTGTCGCCCGCTCGGCCGCTACCACTGCCAAACCCACCGGCGGCTTTGCTGGCGTATTCCTTGGTTGCGAATACATCAACCCAACCACCGGCCAACCACTGTTTTCGCAGTATTTCCCGGCTAACACGACTGTGGCTAGCGGCTTCATCACTGCATACGTATGTGACGATCCTGACGCTCTGTTCCAGATCGCTGTCGTTTCTGGCACTACCGTTGTGACTGGCGTTCAGTTTACTTCGATTGGCAACAATGCCACCATCGTAGACAACGCTGCCAACACCGCAAACGGTGATTCGCAAGTGGCTCTGCTGGACTCGACCGCCACCACCGACACGCTGCCTATCCGCATCGTTGACGTTGTGCCGGACACCGCCTACGTATCTGGCGGCAACACGCTGTATCCTGAAGTGATCGTTAAGTTCAACTTCGGCATGCACGCTTACGAAACCGCCGTTGGCGTCTAAGGAGTAGATCATGGCAATTTCACGCGCACAATTACTGAAAGAACTTCTGCCGGGTCTGAACGCACTGTTCGGTCTGGAGTATAAGAAGTACGGCGAACAACACAAAGAGATCTTTGAAACCGAGACCTCCGAGCGTTCGTTTGAAGAAGAAACCAAGCTGTCTGGCTTTTCGGCCGCTCCAGTCAAGAACGAAGGCTCTGCCATCGCTTATGACAATGCTCAAGAGGCATGGACCG